CTGAGCTCCATTGTCCCGTTTTAAAGGGACAAAAAGTATTAACCCCCTTGCTACTAACTGCCGAAATGTATATCCACTAAACCGGATATCCACAACGCAGCTGGTTGGGCCCTATAACTAGGATCCCAACCATCCAGGTAGCCGTTAGGCAACCTGGAACGACGGACTTTTACTCTAGGCGGTTTATTGCTTCGAGGTAAATAGAACAGTCCGTCGCCCAACGGTTCGACATACCCACCGACAGCAAGTGGCATAGCAAAATCTTCGGCTTCTTTAGGAAGCGGAAGCTTGTCATGCTGAATGCTGAGGTAGGTATATCGACGCCGACACCCGAGAGTACGGATCCCTTGATCGGGATTCATCCATTCGGGCACAAGGTGGGGCTTACCGTCTATTAGTGACCTCAGGTAACCAAGGGACTTATGCGGGATAATCCTTTCCCTCTCAGTCCATTGGAGAACCTGGTTGATCACAACATAAACGTCGGCCTCGTTAGAGAGCGTCTTCACATAGAAAGGAGTAATATCTACCCCGTTTAGAAAGTCACCTCCACAAGACTCGCGAAAAGCACCGTCACAGTAGGATTTTTCGTGGTTAACGATTAATCCCGCCTTTGTCAAGACATCTACGAAGCCAGCATACTCTCGTGTAGGTATGATGATATCATCACCAAACACACACGTGTCAGCCCATGATACGAATAAATTGGGCCCACCGCGAGTACATCTGAATCCGTAGATAAGAGCTACGATTATGAACGTCATCAAGGGAAAAGTAAAACCATTCCCCATTGTACTGATCATATTTAGCTCAACTTGTATGCCTACGTCACTAGCTTTACCATCGCTAGTGACTGTAATAGTGGGTGACCTAAGCTTCATTAATAGGTCAAACCACTCACTAGGCATAAGGGCACGTACAAGATCGATACTGATCATATCGCTGGCGGATTTGAGATCGAGGGTAGCAACATCCCCTTTCTCAGAGCCGCGTTTGGCCATAGCAATGTTCTTTTGCTGTTGGTTGCGAATGTCCAGTCCGATACGCCGTAGAGCTCCCTCTAGATACATGCCGGCAGCAAGCTGTAGGCACATATTGCCAGAGGGTTCTATAGCGATTGTACGTTCTGTGTCCTCGTTTTTGGGAACAGTCGTCAGTCTTGAACCTTCAACCTGCGTGATACCCGAAACCCCTGAGCGACCATCTTTGGCCGCGAGGTAAGGGTGTAGTAAACGCAGTTTATGAACCAAAGGTTCACACAGAGCGGTACAAGTCATGTTCTGAAAAATCTTTTCGGCTGTATGGGTACCACGGACGCCATTACTGGCACCAGGTCCAAACCGCCAATTAGAGTACAGAAATGACATCTCGAGTGGTCGCTGTATCGACAACTCATCGAAAGAACTAGTGAAACGCTCTAAAACATTAGTAATGAAATAACGAGCGTTATCTAGAACCCTTCGATCGAGGAGACGAGAGGGCGGATTATCCCTTTGAAGGATACCCACTTGCTCATTAATAGCCAGAAAATCGGCTATCGCCTTACCTCGAAGCTCTTCTCTAAGGAAGCGTGCCCTTTTACGAGCACGTTGTACCTGTCTATTGACCGCTGCGTTCTGCGGTCCTTTGACAAGAAGCTCTTCTGACAGCGTGTTGAAGAACGTCGTAAGACGCTCTTCATTACGCGGAACGTTACTTTTACTCACAGGATAACTCCCGATGATTATAACGGTTTAACCAAGAACACTTGTCTTCGAAGCCTTACGGCTTAGAAGCCCGAACAGCACCACAAAGGATGTTAGTCCTCTGCAGCGCTATTCAACCCTCTTCTCCGGCGTTACCACAGTAGTCGAACTCTCGTTCGATTGTGTGGTGAGACCGGGGCGAAGTGTAGTAGCGGCGTTCACACGGATCTGAGCAATAGCAGTCTGAAGTGGGTCCGTCAGAACCGCAGGTGCATTGGCGATTATTACAAGCGCCACGGCAAGTGCGATGCAGAGGGAAGACACTCGAGCCCAGGTCAAAGAACACCTGTCAACACTGTGACCGAAATACCGCTCGCTTGTTCCCAACCAACTCCGAAGTGGCAGCTGATCATGGCGCGAATTTCTTCCGGTTCATAAGTATCGACTCCAGCAGGAACTTCGATAATCGTGGTGATTTTTGGCACCATAATCATCTGATTCGAAGCCGGAGCTGCCCCCTTACGTGTAATAAGTTTATACACGTTCAGTGGGACGTTCTTGATAACTCCCGTTACGGGATTTGCCTGCGGTAACGTTCTCAAGATCGGAGGCCGGAAGAATGCGACAGTAAACGGCTTTGAAACGCTGTTCGTGTCAACACTCGTCTGAGTACCACCCAGAGCAGTAACGGCGTATTGTTTACCGTTAATGTTAGGTGCGGTATCCGAAGAGAGCGTATAGGTCGGGGAAGTTAATCCCGTGACCGTTGCGCCCGTACTCGGTGAAGCTGGTGCAAAAGACAAAGTATGTCTCCTAAAAGGCTAATACGGCCGGGTTCCCCTCTTTACACCAATATCCCAACGTTAGTCGGGTTTTTGGTTGAGGTTCGCCCCACCATGTCGGCCTGCAAGCACAGAGGCCAAGTTTAAAAGCTTGGTTAATCCGTGCGACGCTACTTCATCCACACTTTTGATGCGGAGTGGTAGCACAGGGAGTGAGGTAAGTTTTGAGCGACTAAACTTGACGTGTTTGACAATCCATCGATCCCCATTAAAGGAGTGAGTAAAACCACCGCCATTAATGTTATAGATCAAGGGAAGGCCAATCGTCTCGTTCTGGTACTTGTAGTTCTTTGACACATATACCGTGTTTCCAGGTATAGTATAAAACATGTCATCGAGCCACGGACCTACAGTAGTGAAGTAGTCAACCACCCAGGAAAAAGGCGTGAGCTCCCATAGAGTACTTGGAAGCGCACTAACCGTTAAACCTAGGTGCTCTCCTACACTGTAAGAAGAAGCGGAACCGATTTTCAAGTCGATACCCGCCACGTACCGAATACCTTGCGTGTGGTGAGTGGACATGGCGAAAGCCAAACCCATACCCCAAGCAATTTGAACAGCATTCTGAATTGCTTCAGTCTGCTGCGACTGGTATTCCTGTGTCGCTGAGCCATGAACTACAACAAGTCGGTCTTCTCTAGTCTGATAATCCAGAATAGCATTGGCACCTGCCTCGATATCTTTGATCATGGGAGCAATCCCGAAACCAAAGCCGAGCCAGATGTCACCGGCGTGCTTAAGCAGGCTCTTACCTCGTGACCTCTTAAGGTTGAGCAAAGCTTTAACTGTATCTATACCGAGAGTGTTAATCTGTCGAACAATTCGATGGATTTCACGGCTCTCGGCAATAGGTGCAGCAAGCTGCGCCCTACCAATATTACTAGAAAGTCTATTCTTGAGGCGCGCTAAAGCTTGAGCATCCAAGACAGTAGTGCTATTCTCAAGGTTCTGACCTACCTTCGCAATGCATCCCGAACCGTGGCTGTCAGAAGCTGACGACCATGAGCGGCATGTATATTGCATTGGTAAAACGGAATATATCTCACGAGAGTAAGAACTCCCGGCATCCGTCTTTCTAGCAATGTTTAAACGCCAACTTGGGTTACTAGTAAAGGTACGGCTTTTCGTTCCAATAGAGACTACACTAGCGCTATTTATGAAGTCAGGAAGATAGGACACCGCGAACGGTGTCCAAGTCTTCTTGTCAGCATGAATAAGCTTGGTGTAATTTGTTGGTTCGTCTGGCTTTCCTCTACTCTCGCGTCCAAGCTTGTAAGGTTGCTTTTGGCGAGGGATTATTGGATAGAATTTTGGTTTCTCCACACGGACCGAGTGTTTTGGTCTATGTGGTTTGACCAATTTTCTAGGCAAGATTGCCAATCCAATTCTCCTTAAGTTGACGAATAAAGGTACGGAGAGATCCGCACCTAAAAGGGACCCTTTACGTCGTGGAAACCAGAGTGCATAGGAATGCACTCTGGTCGATACGACACCATCCAACCACCATGGGAGACAACCACTTAAGAAAGTGGAAAGATTCCATGGCTGCTTTATGCAGGTTGGATGGGGAGGGG